GTCATTTCTCTACCATCATATTCTGCATATGAGATAAATGCATCACAGAAATCTGGGTAATCTGCGGTGTCTATTCCGTCTACTTCTACGTCGCTAATCTTAGCGTAATCTAAATTTATCATATCTTATTGTCTATGGTTTCTATTAAGTGCCTAAGGTCTGAGCGTTCCCAAGTCCCTAAGTCTAAACCGTTTATTAAAAATTTAAAATAGTCCTTTTGGTCTGTGTTTTTTATCTCTATGTTTATATACATCCTAATCTAGTTTAGTGAATTCAGTTATTTGTGTTTTATTTATTTCGTCTTTGTTTTCCTTGTATTGTTTTACAAGTGCTTCAATCATTACCAGTTCATCAATAGAAGCTGTTTTAATGCTGTGTATTAAGCTATCTATTTTATTTAATACATTGGTACACATTTCAGGGTTATTGCCGTAAACAGTGTTAAACCCTTCTTGATATATTCCTTCCAATAGTTTAGACGTTTTGTTCACTTGCAGCTTTACGTTTTGTTTGAATCCAACGCTGCCTTTTAGTTCATCGTTTGCCTCTAGTAGTAATTGGCTAATTAATACACACTTTAGATAATTTAAATGTTTAGGCGTGATTGAGTCTGTTGGTTCATCGTGCACCCCTCTTACACCTTCTTGGTGTTCTAGTTCTTTTTGTTCCATATCTTTATAGTATTCTATTTGTTCTTTTCTATCCATTGTTGTTGTTGTTCCCTCATATATTCTATTTCACGTTTAAGGTAGTCGGCAGCTTTTTCTAAGTCTTGCAGCTCCGTTCCTTTGTTTGGTGCTCTGGTTATGTATTTGATTATATTCCCCCTATTAAAATTTAGGTTGTAATCTTTTATAAAGTCTATTACGTCATAGCCTTTGCCGTTTTCGTAATGTAAATAAGTAGCTCGCATATTATTTTTTATAAAAATGTTTTAATTCAACTTCCATTAACGGTTTAAATCTTGATATTGAAGTAGCTGCTGGGTGTTCAAGTTTAGCTAATCTTCCATACTCTGTAAATAAATAATCCATAGCTTTATAATCTTGAAACGCCTTTGAAAATCCTATGTTAATCATTTCCCTCACACAATACGCTTGAACATTGCTTTTACCGTAATCATTAACTAAGTTGGATATTTTTTCCAATAAGTATAAAGAAAATTTTTCATCCTTTATAATAGATTTACCTTTTTTAAAATTCTTAGAGTCTCTCCCAAAGAAACTGTTTACCACATTACCAGCGGATACGTTGTTTCTGTTTTTAAGGAATGCATCGTAAACTTTAGCATATTGTTCATTGTCTTTTGAAAATGCTTTTAAGTAGTCTAAAGTAGTCCAGGCTTTGTTTCCGTTGTTTAGGCTTATAATAGCGTTTAAATGCTCTTTACCTTTATTGGTGTCAACCCAATCAACAATGTAAGCGGGTACTGTTGTTTGCTTTAAAAGTCTTGAAGATACGACTCTGTGGTGTCCTTCTATTATATCGCCATCACTTGATATAACAATAGGCATCATCCATCCGAACTCATTTAATTTTTCTTTAAAGTTTTCTGAATGTTTAAGTAAAACATCTCTGTTTACTTTTGCCATTTTTAAATTACTTATTGGATAATAAGCGTTGAACTGTCCTCTTTTAATTTCTGTTGTTTTCATTTTGTTTTGTTTTTGTTATTATTAATGTTCTGCAATATAATTATTTTTTTGTTATAAACAATTTAATTAACTGTTTTTTTTTATAATAAAGCTAATATTTTTAAATCTTCTTGTATATCTTTAATCATTGCTACTGCGTCTTTATAGTCTTTGTTTTCTATTGCTTCCAGAACTATGTCTAGGTCATATACAAATCGAATCATTCCGTTCTGAGTTTTAAAAGATGGTAGCACTCAGCATATTTTTGACGTGCTTTGCCTTTGTATTTATCTTTAAATAATTGATACATCTTTTTTGTATATTGATATTTAGTATCGCAATCAGCTAGATATTTTTCTGCAAACTTTTTACCTTTACCTTTAAAGTACTGAACATTATCAGCAGAATCTCCGATTATAAATTGCTCGTAAAAATTATACATAGCTTCTTCTTCTGATATATCTAAAATCTTTTGATGCTTAAAATGATAATTGTAAATAAGAGCGGGATATTGCTTGTAATCCTTATCCAAACTAATAATCATTACGTTGTCCCTTCCGATTTCATTTGATAACTCAAACCAATATCTTGCAACTATATCATCCGTTTCAATTCCGTGACCCCAAACGCTGTCGTATTGGTCTTTTACATAATCGTGCATTTCGTTTAGTAATGGCGGCAAGTCCACTGCCTTTCTATTTGCTTTGTAGTCGCTTGTAATGAGCTTTCTAAAGTTTCCCTTGCTACCGCTAAACGTTATCACTTTGTCGACTGAATACATATCTTCAAGCTTGTTTACGATTGACATAAACTGCTGGTCGAATTTAGCTTTAGAATCGTCTATATCAGTATAGAATTTTTCGTCTGTTGGAAACTCTCGTTTCTTGTAACAGCTTGCAAATATTAAACTATCTGCATCAACTAAAAGTATCATTATATTTCTAAATTAAAACATTCAACTGAACAATAGAAATCTCCGTTTGTTTCTTCTTTACAACAGGCGCAAAATGTTTGTTCGTCTGGTTCATCAATGTAACTATCTAACCAATTCATAATTCTTGTGTATTAATTTGTTCTTTTAATGTTTCTATTTCTTTTTGTAGTGTTTGGATTGCTTCGTTTTTACTTTGGCGAATCATTCCTATCCTTTTTGTAAGTACGCTATTCTCTACATTTAATTGATTAACGTACTGCCCTATTTCATTAAGACCTTGTATGTAATTTTTTAAGTCTTTATTTGCAGGCTTGGACTTTGACCATTCCATCGTCTTGTCTGCTATCCAATTAAACCAAAGATTGTACGATTGTTTTTGAAGTAACGTCATTACCTTGAACCTAAGATGTAACCCGCAATAAATACGATAGTTATAAAGAAAGCAACTGCAAAATTAAACTTTGCTTTTTTGTTTTGTGCTATCATCTCGTTCAACTCTTTTAATTCTTTAGGCGTATATACTTCAATACGGTTTCCTTTGGTCTCAATATGTAGTCCTGTTTTTGTAGTTTTCATAATTATAGATTTTTAATATATTCAATTGTTTGTTTTTTCATATAGTCAACGTCTAACCATTCTAATAACTCAACAGTACTAAATACTATTGTTGTAGGTTCACCGTTTTCATTCATTCCACTAAGATAAGTTTCATTGTCTTTTGTACTCATAAAAGTGTTAATGTCGTGTAAGTTGCTGTAAATTTCTTTTGTCATAATATTGTTTTGTTTGTTATTGTTGGTACAAATATACAACTAAATAAACGTTATAAACAAATTAATTAACTATTTTTTTTATTTATTTTTTCTTTTATATCAAAATAGCTGTCCCAAATACCAATTTCTGATTCTTCATTTAGGTTTATTATTGCAGCATCTTTTTCCTCCAATAGGTAACAAGGCTTTGAAACTTTCTTTTTTGTCCATAGAGTTGTGTCAGGGCAATACATATTTTTAGTTTTCAAATCTTTTAAGTTGTTTAGCCAAAACATATAATTTCCTTTAGGGTCGTTCACTAAGTACAAAGCAACTTTACCTGTTTCAATTAACTTGTCGTGTTTAAACTTCTCTAGGATTTTGGTGTCGTAGTAAGTCTTTCGGAATTTCATTTCTATAACGCAATCCTGACCCTTTGGGGTTGTGCCTGTGGCATCCCAAGATTCACTTCCTTTGCCTGTATGGGTTAAGTTCCATCCGTCCAAATTTAAAAGCGTTACAACGGCTTTCTCCCAATTGTGTATTTTTTCAATCATTTAATCTTATTATATATGTTATCAATATCTTTAATCCACATTACCAAAATCTTAGGTTTGCAGCTGCAAGGTTCGTAATAGGTATGATTTAGGTATCTACCGTGAAGCGTGCATAAGAGCCTATACTGTTCCTTTGATAGTTTAGTGGTCACGTTTGCTTTAAAATCAATCCAATCTTCTTGGTCTTCTATTCTCATAATTCGATGTCTATATCATTCCACGCTTTCCTGCGTTCATTACATCCGCAGTCTTTCCCTGTTAATAAACTCCATTTTTTTACTAGCCAATGAATGCCAGTGTAATAAGTGAAGTTGTAAAATAAGTCTCCTAATCTCATAAATTTTCTTTTATATGTTTCTTTGCGTTTACGTATGTATTATAAAGTGAGTAATAACTTATCTTTGTGTTTCTGCTTAGTTCAGCAACGCTCACACCCTTTGCAACTATCTCAAATATTTTCTTGTCGTACCAATACATTTCATCTAAAATCGTATCTATGTGGTCACGCTGCTTTGCCCATTCCACTTCATCAATTCCACTTTGTTCAACCTCTTGAAGCTCGTTAATGTCCTCTAAATAGACTTTCTTTTGTCTTAGGCTAGTCTTGTATAGATTTGTGTAGATACCTCTTAAAACCTTATAACAGTAGTAATGATTAACCTCGTCTTTATAGTAAAGGTCAAGTCCCTTTTTTACATCAGCATCTAGTTGGATATACATTTCCATCACAACGTCTTCACTCATTGAAGGGTTGCAGCCAAAGGATTTGACGATGGAATTCCAATCGTTGTGTTTTTTATAAGCTAGTTCTAAAATTGATATCATTTATTTTATTTAATTAAAAAGGCACTTTAATTTGTTCTTGTGGTTTTTCTATTGGTTTATTCGGAGTCAGTGTTCTTGGAACAAAGTACTCTAAAGGGTCGTATATCTCACCAACTACAAAAGGTAATCCAAACTCATTAATACTAAAGCTAAACGTTTCAAAAGGAAAACCTCTGGAGCGTCTGCACATTACTGTGACCCAGTCTTTATTAGTTGTATTTAACTCTAGTTCAATAACCGTTTCAGCTTTCTTCTCAAGAAACGAACCTAAATGTCCTGTGCCTAGTTTCGTGCTTCCATAGTTCTGATGCATTACCACCATTATATGACAGTTATAAACAGTTGACAGCTTCATAAGTTTAGCGACCATTTCATTACAAGAACCTAAATCGTTAACATCAGCTACTAAATCGGCTGCGCCGTCAATAAATACTATTCCTGTTTCTTTACCATTATCTTTGTTTTGTTGTAAAGTCCATTCAATAAACTCAAGTCTTTGCGTATAGCTTAAAGTCCTTAAAGCGTAAGTTTGGTAACAACCTACATTTTTTATATTAGCCATTTGCTCAGACCTTTTAAAGCATCTTGCTGCGTGAAATGACCCTTGCTCAGTATCAAAGTGAATTAAACATTTGCCCTCTCTATGTCCTTTTAATTTTCCACCAAAGTTATTCCCGCCACTTAAATAAACCGATGCTAGTAGTGAAACAAAGAAACTTTTTTTTGATTTTGGAGGTGCTGTAATATAGCTTATATTGCCATAAGTAGCCAAGCCAATAGGGTATGTAATTTCACCGCCCTTAGCTTGTATCGTTTTTTCTCCTAAACTCAAAGCCGTAGGAGGGTACTCTATATCAATAGACGTGTCGATTGTGCATTCTTCTGCTATCAACTCCATCAGCATATTATGCGTCGTTTGTTCTTCTGTTATTTTTTCCATTTTGTATGTATTGTTTTGTTTTTTGATGTCCTAACAGGAATCGAACCTGTATTTATTTTAGAGTTCCGCAAATCTAAATCTAGTTTTCCATTACTAGCATAGGACATTTAATAAAAAAAGGCGGTTATTAGCCGCCCTTAGTTGTTAAAATGGTAAATCGCTTGTTTCAGCTTCTTGTGTTACCACTTCCTTAGCTTCTTCACGTTCGGCTTTTACGATGTTTCCATCTGTCCACGCAACTTGACCATTTGATAAGTAAGTTCTTGGTTTCTTAGCTTCACGCTCTTCTTGTGTTTGGCTAACATAAACGCCTACGTTGTTCCCGTAGCGTGTTTCGTCATTTACTGACATTGTTAAATTGCAGTAAACCGCACCGTCCTTTCCAGAAATAAAATTCTGCTTTGGCAGCTTGTCGACTCTAATTGAAAAATTGATAATTGCACCCATAATTTAATTTATTTAATTGTTATTGATTTATATTAACTCTCTTTTTTGTTTTTTGTTTTGTTTAGTTCTGTCCGCTATATCAAAAAGAAATTCCGATTCATATTCTTGAAAATCCTTACTTAATCCTGTTTTATATGCTATTGAACATAACAGCTCGAACTCGTGTAATTTTAATCTCATAGTTTTTATTTTTTAAATGATTCTGATTCGTCTTCTCCAAATACTCCATATTCGTATAGATTTAGCATTTTTAAAACGCATCTTGATTGGCTTCGTTTTTCTGCAAGTTCCATAACGTACCAAGAGTTTGTTGAGCCATCTTTATAATTAACACCTTTTAATGCACTGCCGAAAGTTTCAACTCGTTTGCCTTCTTTATTACCTAGTGCTTTTATAACTGCAAAATTTGGCTCACATTTAACGACCTCGTAATT